TGGCATATATCCAAACCTTTGCAACCAAACTCTTTTCCAATACGAAGAATTATATTTATCTCCACGTAGAGGAGACGAGTTGATTCCCCAACGAATTCCATCATTTTGAGAAGAAATACTTCTTACATGTTCAACTAATGCAGAAGTTGTTGAAAAACGATCTAAGGTATTAAAGAAATCTGTATTACGAAGATCTACAAATATTTTATCTTTATCCTTGATTGACTTCCAATGATCTACATTATAGAGGTCTGCAATTCCACCAAAGAAGTCTGCTATGACTCCATCCATATCTAAATAAATGACACTCATATAGAAAATACCTCCCATCTGTATATTTGTTTCAATTTTAATATTCTATGTCTTGCTTTAGCATAATTTTGACGAACAGCACCAGGAGATATTCCCATGATATCACTAATAGCGACATAAGACATGCCTTTAATTACTTTTAACGTAAAAATTTTATATTGTTTTGGTGTTAGATATTTTTTCATGTCTAATAGTAAATCAATGTAATCCATTATGCTGCTCCTTCTAATGGACGACCTAGATTTACGAAACCCTCATCGGCAACCACAAGAAGGTCACCTTCTAACATAAGGACATCACCGACTGAAACTGATCTCATTCTTTGACCAGGAGTTTTATACATATCAGCACCATATCCAGTATTACCTACTTTAAAAGCAACCTCAGGAATAACAGTATCGATTTCAGCAACCTCTACATAAAGACCACTTTGGAAATAGTTAAGAACGTCGGTGTTAGACATACCGATACCCTCACCCATACCATAAGTGAATGATACTTTTGGAAAGATTGACTTTTGGTCTTGAATTTGAAAAACTTTGATCATGATATTTTCTCCTCTTTTAAAATGACTATACAAATATTATATCATACTTTTACGAAAGAGTAAAGCTTTTTTTTCGTTTTATTTAAAAAAAAGTTGCCTTCTTTTATATTCTTTGATTGTATCAATGAGGAGATCAATATGGTTATCACGATGTTCTCGAAATACGAGTGGTTCGTTATCGTCGACATCCATAATAATGACAGTATTGGTAATTGGCATACCAGTTCTTTCTTCCCACATCACAGCATATCCTGCCATTTGTGCAAAGTAGTTTTGTATCTTGTCTGCGGTCTTGACTCGACGTGATGTCTTGAAATCTATAATAGAGGGAACACCATCGAATACACCGACGCAATCGCACCGACCAGCCACCCCAAGATGACGACTATAAAGAGGAACCTCAAGACCGTATATCTTAGTAATATTTTCATCAAGGATTGGACGAACGTTTTCGAGACTTTGTTTGATATGTGGTAAATATTCTGTAGTATCTTCATTGAGTAAATACTTTTCTACGATTGCATGGACTTGCGTACCACGATTTGCAGCACGTTGCCCAACTCTATTTGCTTCTTCTTCACCAACTCTGTTTCTCCATTGTCTTATAGAATCTTCACTGAGTATGCTTAATACTGTTGTAATGCTAGGAAACTTGCTGCCATCAGGAGCAAGATAAGTCCTACCACTCGGCTGTGTATCAGCAACCAAGTCATCATATCCGATATCGATTTTTTCATGTATAAACCTCATTTTTTTACAAACTTTTCTTTCAACCAAGCAATTGATGTCAATTGCTTTACACTAGGATCATATTTAATTTCTGGTGGGTGGGGAAATATTATATACGCCATTGCTTGTCCACCTTTTATATTAAAAGTATTAATTTCTTTGGAATCATCCATTTCAAAGAAAACATTAAGATTAAGTTGTGTATGTTTTGAATGTGGATGATATACTCCTCCAGGAGGAACTATAAAAGGTGTTTCGTTATGCCAAAAAGGAGAAGTGAATAAGTATTGCTGTGTGCTAGAAATTAAAAAGGGAAAACAAAACTTCGCATTTCTATATTTACTCCACCTTCCTCCTGTAGAAAATTGATTTCTCTGATGCGTTTCTATAGATATAAGTCCTGGATCTGAAGTTTCTAAAATCACTTGACTGTGTTCACCATCTTTATCTTTAAAATGAATAGTCATATCCAAAGGAGCTTTTAGTAGAATAGAATGTTTAAATAAATCTGTAATTCCTGGACAAGTTTTCATAGTTGGAGTTGTTCTACGATGTATTTTAGTGCTCAAATTATGAACGACAGTATTAGTAGTTCTTATTTCATTGAATAAGTCTTTTATATCAATGGTATTTAATAACTGATGAAAAGGTGGTAAATTTTTATACCATTTGGAAGTGTTGGGTGAACATTTTTCAAACCATAAATTATAATCTTCGGGATTCATGTGCTTAATCATAGTATCATACACATTATAAGAAAATATAGATTTTCTTTTTAGCATTACCTTATTCCTAACATTTCTTTTGTCATTATATAATCTCTTACAAAGTCTGAACGAACGATATCTTCCCAACCAAAGTTTACAATAGTAAAGTTTTTCATTGATTCGATAATTCTCATAAACTTCATAATTCCATCTCGTTCATGCCCATCTTTAAAATCTGATTGTAGATAATCTCCACACATAATGATTCTACAGTTTTCACCTATTCTTGTCACGACAGAATCAAGTTCATGAAAGTTAAGATTCTGCATTTCATCGATAATAATAACAGAGTTGTCAATAGTCATACCACGAATATAAGATGTTGTTAAAAATTCAAGTTGATGATTGTGGACGAGTCTACGATATGGTTGATCACCACCTAAAAGTTCGACCGCAATACTTTTATACGGTGTTTCAAATACTTCCTGCTTTTCTTCTTTTGTTCCTGGTAAAAACCCCATATCTCTTGTTGGAACAACTGAACGCATTATCGTAATTTTATCTTGAGGTGATCGCTTTTCTAAAATATTTTCAAATGCTAAATACATAGCAATGAATGTCTTACCAGTTCCAGCAGAACCAGTCAAGCAAATATTATCACCGTCATCCCAAGCATCATATGCTCTTTTCTGATTTGAAGTAAGAGGCTCGTACGTGTACAGATCATCTACCTTCATTGCACTTTGTTTACTCATGTTTTGATTGTATTACCTCTGCCAGAACCTTCTTTGATTCTATTTAGATTGTCCTTCCATCCATCGTCTGTTTTTCCTAATAAAGATCCAACTCCAGAAACAATATTTGGCATAATAGGTACTAGCTCAACTTCATCATTTAACTGAGATTTCATCTCATCATAAGAACAAAGAGTTTGCCACATTTGTTCTGTTTTTTTATTACGCAGCGTGTAAGTCGGCATATTGGAACCACTCCGGTACTGGTCGCTTTGTCCATTTCATAGAAAAGCGATGTTGTTTCGTTTGATAGAATGCACGATAAGACTTGACTGGATCGTCGAACATGCATTCTGGATTTGACTTCATAGCAAGAGGGAAAGGAAGTAACTCGTCAATATCCGATATATTTCTTGGTAATGATATAAGTATATCTCTTAGATCTCGATCAGACTTGTGAACCTTTCCATATCGATATGTATACTCGTCACAAAGTGCAGCAAAATGATCATAGTGCCAACGGTAGTTAGCAGCAGTTTGCATTGTCCATACAGTACAAGGATGCCCCATATGAACTGCTTTGTATAGAATATCTTCGAAAGAATCGTTGACCATCTCGTAATACTTGACCATAGTCTTACCAGACTTAGATGGTTTACGAGTGAGTTCGCCGTCGAGCATGCGATGTGCTGTAGATAACATTTGAGCAGACTCGACAACCATCTTTGGTACATGTTTGTCGCATTGTAATTGAGCTGCTTCGATTGGATTAGTTGATAAAATAAATACGTTCATAATAAGATATATCCCTGCTTCCTTAGTAATACTATATTATACCAAAAAAGCAGGGATGTGTAAACTCCTAAATTTTGTTTTAAGTTGAATATTGGACCTCTGCTATTCGACGTTCTAAGAAATCTTGTTTCTTCAAAATTTTGTTCATACGATCCACGTTACCTTTCTTTTCGAGTTTTCGTGCATAGATTTCAAGTTCCTTTGAGTCTTTCTTAAGTCTTTCTAGCTGAGCTAATACCATTGAGTTTCTCCAAAAAAAAGAGCGCGCTGAATACAGCACACTCAGGTTAGTGTTAAAGTTAAAATCAATACCGATATTAGGCATTAAGCAAACCAGGGAATGCCTCCTCTACGATTGGCTTAGTGATACCTTTTAACGGCATCTTGTTTATCATATTAATAACAACTTTGGCATCTTCTGGATGGATACCTTCAATCAATCCCACAAATAAATTTTCTCGCTTAAAGGCAGGTAATTTCGTACCCGGTCCGCCTTTAGCGAAATATGCAAATTTTTTATTTTCTTTAAGCAAATTTGACGGATGATTATGAGCTTCAGATGGTTGATATGGAGGATCACCTTCTGGAATTAGCCACTGTATCTTATCGTCAAGTGTTCCTTTTAGAACATCTTTTAAAGCCCAAGATTCATTTTCTTTAAGAACTTTTATTTTTTCTTCTTTGCTTCGCTTCTTACCAACTTCAAGCAAAACTTCATACACATATTGTTTCATTAAATAAACTCCTGTACACTTTCAATCAATCTATTCATCCTCTTTGAAACTAAGTAAGGAAATACCTTACCTTTATTTGACCAAGGATCTTGCTCCATAAAATTATTTATAATATTTTGTTTTAGAGATTCTGGTGTTTTTGTCAAATCAATAAGAGTTTCATTGCGGCAATAATTACGATACCATGATGCGGCATAAAGTAATTCACCGTCAGATAAATCTTCTATAATAGCATCAGTCTTTTTCTTAGATAAAGGTGTTTGACGACGACCTTCTACAAGTGTATCATCATCTGATAATACATTTGGTACACCATCGCCAGAATCGCCTTTAAGAATTTTCAGCTGAAGATTAAGTAATGGATTATCTTCCACTACTAGTTTCTTCAGCATGGGAGAAAACTGTTTGACGTTATCGTATCTTTGTAATTGTTTAAAGTCGCCATCAGAAGATACAATCATAACATCTTCATAATTACCAAATTCTTGAGTGCGTTCAACAAGTGTACCAATAACATCGTCAGCTTCGCAACCATCAATATGAAGTACCTTATACGGAAAGTTTTCACGTATTTCGTCTTTAACTGTGTGCATAATACGAAATGCTTCATTCCAATCAAAGGTAGACTCATCACGTCCTTTACGACGATTTGCTTTATACTGCGGATAGTAGCCACGACGCCAATTATTCATGCCATCACAAGCAAGAACCATATCACCGTACTGTTCTCTGAATTTTTTATTGTACATACGTAATGAATTGAGAGTCATATGACGAATCATTTGCTCGTCATTTTGTTTATTAATAAGGATAGTAGCAAGACATATACCACTGAAGTCAACGAGTATCATAATTTAAATTCCTAAGTTTTTTAAATTTTGGTTTGATAGTATTTTAATAAATTTGGTATGTTAATATTAAAATTAGATTCGATGTAATTTTGGTTTGATTGAAGATATTGAATTTTTTGTTGTATAGTTTGAAGTGATTGAAATTCAGAATAGATAGTTTGTAAAGTAGTCATAGTTTCTCCTCATTGGTTATAATCTATTATACCACAGAATAAGAGCATTGTAAACAACTTTTTTCATTTTATTTTAAAATTATTTTTAAGTCCAGACACATGACGTGCGTGTATCTTACATCCAATGAATTCATTATAGTATTCATCGGATAATAGTACGTCAAACATAAATTGCATTTTTGCTTCCATATAAGACATCTCGCCTTTTGTCTTACAGAGGTGGAGAATTACTCTCTTGTATCCGTCTGATCCGTGTTCTTCGACGAGTCTTTGTAGTGCCACGTTTGATCCGTAGTACTTTCGCCAGTCTGACTCAACTCTTG